AACACATAGTGTTCGCGATGTAGAGGGGGTGGGTTCTTACGGAAACTACTCAACGGAAGGGGAGCCCTTCTGTGTTTCAACGACTTGAGTCGGATCCGATTGTAGAGTATCTCGCCGTTCGCCCGGGGGGGTTTTCCACCTTGATTGGCTAGCAGGCCTTTCGGATGGAACATCCACCCGGGGAGTGGCGTGAGATCTTCATTCGGTTCCCTCTCTGCGATAGGTATGGGTCCGGGTATCTGGAGATAGTGCCTGATCTCCTCATCGATGTCGATCTCGGCCTCCACGGAGGCCGGGAGCAACACATCGTTGAGGGTTTGCAGGTACTTTCTCCCGAGACCATACCCATACGTATCGCAGAGATATCTTGACACAAGTCGTTGATACCTAGAAGGTTCCCTCTGGGACCGTAGAGGATGATCTGCTGGAGGAAGTGGAAATCCGGCCCCGCCCAACCAAGTCGGTGTGCATAGTGGCATACCTCTTGGGAGTTCATCCAATAAATCCATTGCTTGAACTCTGAAGAGGAAGTCATATGCGACCGACTTGTCTGGGCAGGATCGAAGAAACTTCGTCCAGCAGACCTCCTTCGAAGTACCCCATTTGGAGGGATCATTGAAGGGGGACTGCTCCTCCTTCGAGAGGTTGGCAGTCCCGTTCTTCATTGATCCACGAGCAAGGCCGAGGTCGATGATCCTTTCCCTAAAACCGTAGAAGAAGGAAGTCACCGTCTGATCATAACGATCAACATTGTGATAGTAGGTTTTTATAACCCACATCTCAGAATTGATCGTTGCGATCTGAGGGTGACGGAAATTCTTCCCGATTGAAGGGATAAGACCACCAAACTCGACAATGTTTTTCCAAATTTCGTACTCACGGTCCGATGTACGGCAGAGGAGATCGTCACCATTGACTAGCATAGGCAGTTCGTCAAGATAGAATCGGGTAGGCTCAGTTTGGGCCAGCTCGAGGGCGAACCGGGTAAGGGCTGCATTGAAGAGACAGAGAATAGGAAAACTAACGGGGGAACCCATTAGTTGTCCCTTTCTCTGCTCTTTAATGTATTCGTTACCCAGTCCGTCCTTGTATTTTATGACGTGCCGCGTAAGCGAGTCACGAAGGACCATCCTATCTTCGAATGGGACTCCAAGGCAGTCACAGATGGCATCTAGACAATTCTCAGAAAGATCACTGTCTAGATGGTCTGTGGCGGCCTTGTAATCCCCGGAGGTGAACTGACGTCCATCGTCAACATCACAGTTCGACAAGAATCTGTTCATGATGGCGGTGGACATCGGTCCTCCAACGAGTTCGAAGGTAGGATGGTCTCGTAATGGTCTCCACATTTCAGGTTGCCAGCGACGGCTCACGTGGTAATGATGGGCAGGACCCTTCGTTATCACGCGAACCTTGAAAGGCTCCGGAAGTCCTACGGGATGGGATTCCATTTCTTCTTCCCAGGAAAACCTCCGAGATCGCTCGACCAATTCCAACCATGTTTCGGGAGAGAAGGCGGAGTATATGGGCATAACACGCTCATGATACTTCGCCCACCCTACCAAGCAGGGGATGGCGAGAAAATCGG